CGGTGCTTTCAACTTGGCACCTCATGATACTTTGAACACCGCAGGTATAACTTGGAGAATCTTAAATAGTCAAGGTTTTGGAAGTGGTGAGCATAAATCTAATACCCCACCTTCTTGGGGTTCAGTAGCTAACTTCTTTGCCCAAATACAGGACTATCTTCCAAAGTCTTTAAGAACGAAGCAGAATCCTTATCGTTTATGGTCAAGATGGACTTTGCGTAATAATGACACTCAAATCATATCTGATGAAACAAGAGAATTACTTGATGATATGGTGGATTGGCTTGAAGTAATGAAGCGCAAGATTATGGACTATATCACAGCTAGATACTTTAGAGAAGGCAAGGTACAGTACATTGAAATGCTGAAACGCAGATTCAAAGACCAGTACAGTGAGAAAGTTGAACAGGAAGTTGTTGCAGATGTTGTAGCTGATACCAATGTAAACATTGTGATTGAGGACTACGATGGCGAAGACGATTAAGTTCAAGTTGTTCCCGCATCAAAAGGCTTTATTCACTTCAAAAGATAAAATAATTTATTTGAGATGTGGTAGAGGTGCTGGGAAAACATTCTGTGCTGCGTTACTTTGTGCGTTGAGACTCGTTGAAGGTAAGCGAATTGCGTGCTTATCCCAAACATCACGCCAGAGCCGAGAAGTTATGTGGGTTGAAATCATCAAGCAGTTAGATGAGATTGTTCCAGGTAAGTACAAAGCCAATGTAGCTGCTCAAAAGATTACATTTGGCAAGACAGGAGTGATATACTTTGCTTCTTATGAATCCTTGGAAACACTCCGCGGCTTCACACAGATTGCTCTAACAGTATGCGATGAAGCATGCCTAGCTCCACCAGATCTGTTCTCAGTAGTTTCATTCTGTATGCGTGATTTACCCACCGGTGTTACAGGACAGATTGTTATGCTATCCACACCTAGAGCCGATAACTGGGTTACTTCCTTCTGCCGAGAAAAGAATGTAAGGATAATAAACGCTAAGACAAGTGACAACAAACGCATCAGTGCTGAAGAAATTGAGCTTATGCGTTCAACTTGCTTAGATGAAAATGCTTGGAAGCGTGAATTCTATGGTGAAGAATGCGATGACGGTAGTGAAGGTACTTTGTTCACTAATGATGTGCTTAGAGAATGCGAACAAGCTAAGGAGAATACACAGAAAGGTTATGCCATTGGTATTGACTGTAGTGGCCTTGGTGTGGATAATAATGTTATCGTTGTTCGTGGCATCAACAAAATCAAGAAGGTTGTAAAGAAGCGCACTGCTACCGCGGCTGAGATGTGTAGTATCGTGAAGGGACTGATTGAAGAGTTTGGGCGAGGTGATTTAAGCCACATTGCTATTGATGAAGCTTATGGCTTGGATTTGAGCAATCGCCTAAAGGAAGCCGGCTATACTGTTAGAGTTGTGCCATTTGGTGGTAAAGCTACTGAGAGTGTGTACTTGAACAACAGAGCAGAAATGTACTGTAAGATGAAGAAACAGTTTGAAGAATATGGAATGATTGGACTCAATGAAGACATGAAAAGAGAACTGAACGCAACAAGGTACATTCTAAATGCTTCAAATAAGATACAAATTATCCCAAAGAGCGAAATCAAGTTGATTGTTGGACATTCTCCCGATACTGCTGATGCATTGGCTTTAACTTACACCTCTCCAGTAGTACCTAGAACTCTCATTGAGTACCGAATGCGTCAGGATAGAGAAGATATGAGTGATTTGTAACAGTACGAAAAGTATAAATATAAAAAAATGGGAACCTGCCCCACAAGCAGATACAAGGAGCCAAATATGGCATTAGAAGAAGAAGATAAGAATGTTGTTGAATCCACGGGTGCTACCGAGAGTCAAGAACATGCCGCAGAAACTGTTGGAACAAAGGAGTCAGTAGCACCTGATGAAGCTGCTCCCACAGAAGTACGAAATGATGATGTTAGTAAAGGCGCTGGCATAACAGAAGTCAAGAAAGTTCCTACGGAATTGGAACGAGCCCAGTATTCCTTTCATAAACAGTTCGCAAAGCAGAATAGAAAACATGCTGAAGAACTAGCTGAAATGAGAAAACTAGTTGCATCGCTTCAAGACCAAATCAAGAACCCAGACAAGTACAGACCAAAGTATCGTGATGACTTTAACACGGCCGATGAGTACATTGACTATCGTTCCGAACAGAAGTTTAACAAACTAATGGAAGAACAGAGAGCCAAGATGGAACAAGAAGCCAAACAGAAGAGTGAATATGATGCTATGACGAATTACTATCGTGAAAGAGCACAGAAGCACATTAACACTCTCTACCCGACTGATGAAGCCAAATCTCATTACAAGGAAGTTGTGGATAAAGCGTTCAATGATGGCTTGGGAGAATTGTTAGACAGAGATGAAAATGTTTCTAATTATCTAATGAGACGCCCTTATGGTCCTGCTATTTTGATGGCTATTGCTGAGGAACCAGAGACTTACCTTTCTCGTTTGTATGATGACCCTTATATGAGTACAGGTGAACGCTTGGATGAATTGAAGGACATTGAACGAGAAGTAATAAACAAATTAGAACAGGCCAAGAAACAAGCAGAACTTGCTACACAGCAACAGACTGCGGTATCAACCGAACCTCCAAAGGTTATTGGCAAACCGGGCATTAACGCTCCAGCTAAAAGAAACCTTTGGGATGATGAAGATGCTTTGAATAAGTTCTTGGACTCTAGACGATAAACAATCTGACGATAACCAATAACAAACAAATCTTTTTAAAGGAATTCTATTATGGCTAATGAATTTTCAAACAACGCTAAAACCAAGATAATTGCTCAGGAAGTTGCAAATGAAATGCCTTATTTGCGTAAGGCAAAATCCTACATTCCACAGGAACAGATGGTAGGAAAGAAATATAACAACGAATATACTGTCTACATTCCAGACCCAGGCAAGGCTCGTATTGCTAAGGCTTCCGATGGTAGAGCCGGTCTTGCTGCACAAATAGAAGATATCAAAGAAGTTCGCTATACAATCGCATGTGAAGCTGGCTTATCTGATGTTGAATTGGATGAATGGGAAAAGTTTGGCGACATGGAATCCTTCGCAGATCAAATCGCTATCCCACGCGCAAGAAACATCGCTCAGACCATTGAAAAGTATGCAGTTGATAAAACCATCTTTGATGCTTCCCAGGCTGTAGTTGGTACACAATCCTTGGCTACAATCGCTAAGGCTAATGGCTTGCTAAAGAAAGCAGGTAATGCTGGCTCCAAGGTAACTTACATTGATGGCGTTATTGGTAACGAAATTGCTGCTCAAGCTGCTGGCCAGATTAAGAACGATGCTGTTGTCAATGACTTGTACAAGGATGCTGCTATCGGTAAGTTTGCTTCTATCCCAGTTGTTGAATGTAACTATATGCCAAAGATTACTGGCGACAGTAATGCTTCCTTCTCCGTATCTGTTACCACAGGTGATAAGGGTTTTGAACCAATCACTTCCGGTACATTAGTTGGTGCTGCAGGTACTCCATTCAAAGCTAACGGCTTGAAGCTCGTTGATAAGAATGGTATTCAGACCAATGAAGACTATGTTGTAATTCCAAAGGCTGACGGCTCTATTCCTGAACTCCGTATTGAATACGAAGGCATGAATAACGGCAATGCTAATGCATGGGTTCCAACAGGTACTAATTCTTTGACATTCACTTCCATGCTTGAAGACGGTAAGGTTTACAATGTTGTTCAGTCTCGTACAACTGATGCTATTGCTTATGATTCTTATCGCTTTGGTAATGTACCTTCTTGCGAAATGGAAGTTGAAAAGAAGGATGCTATCACACTCCAGACCTATAAATGGGGTGATGGTGAAACACTTACTACCTTGGTAAGAATCGTAGCTCCATTTGCGGTACGGACTTCCAGACCCAAGAAGCTCGGTCTTAGCTTACCTTGAATCGGAAGAATAATTAGAACAAATTAACAAAACAAAATGGTTGGCTAAATGCCAACCATTTTTTATTCCCAAGAACATTTCTTATTGTGTCTGTGATAAAACGATTTTTCTTTCATATACAGTAAAGTATCATCATTTGAGTGTATTCCATAGTGTTCAAGAAACTTTTTACCAAACTCGCTTCTAGGCTCAAGTTTTTTACCTTTGAGGCTTTCACTCCTGTGCCTTCGTGCTTCTTCAAAACATGAATTTTCTTTATTCGTACACCATCTTAGATTGCGAACATCATTCACATTTATTCCTACAGGATTATGCGTTATATGGTCTATGCAATTACGATTAAGCCTAATATCTTCTTCAGTCTTTTGAATGAAATGTTTAGCTATGAATTGATGAACTCTACATTTATTTCCATTAATTGTAATCTGTTCTCTTAATTTTGACTCACGAACTTTACCATCTTTTGTTTTCAACAATCCAGTATTGGAAATAGCCACTATTGAATTGTACTGTTTGTTGTTTCCAGTTTCTACCCATATTTCTGTCATTTTATTTTTCCTTTTTGCTAATGTGTTAAGCACCTTGTGGGTAATGCTCCCACTTCGCCGGGTCGGAATCACGGCATCCTACTTTTGAACGAAAGGTGCTAATGATTTGTAACTATTTAAATTATAACCAATTTTCCATTTATTACTTTGTAAACAAGTCCGCCTTTTGTTACATAATAAACTTCATTTACTTTCTTCATTATATTACTCCTTTGACATGTATTCTAAGTTGAGATTAATATAGCAACTAAGCCACATTGGTGAGAAGTTTTTCATTTTCCAGTACTGCATACTTTGAAGGATATAAATAATAGTAAAGGTACCAAATAAATTAACTTCTAGAGGTTTCGCAATGATTAGAGTAAATGATGTTGTACAGAATGCTCTGCAACGTGTGAATGTTGTGGGTGATGGGCAATCAGCTAATGAAAACCAATCTACAGCTGCTTTGAATGATTTGAAATCAGTAATAACCGACTTGAACACACAGAATTTGATTTTAGATAATTATCAAACTGTAGATTTTAGAGCAAGTAAGAATGTTCGCTTAGCCAAGTTACCTAAAGGTTGGTTCACTTATGCCAATCTTACTGAAGCAGAAAGTGATTTGGCAAATAGAAGTACAGATGAAGTATGTAAGGTTGGTGATACCTATTACTTTGTTGGTTATGAAGCTCAAGAACTCAAATGGCTTACGAATGAAACCTTCCAGCAGAAAATGAAGCAATACTGGCCTGATGTCGTGATTGAAGGTAATCTTCCTGATAGATTACTTGGATGTGCTAGAAAGCTCACACAAAAGTGGATTAAACTGTATCCAGGGGATAAGGTAAAAATTGATTCCTTCATGCCTGTTGGTAGAGCTTCAATGTACTGCGTTGAAACAGAATATGCCAATGTAACTGTAGGTGATACACGATACGATTTGGGGTACTTTCACATTGAGTTCAATACAAATTTCAACGATACTTACAGGATAACTTATCTTGAAAGTATTGATGAGTTGAAGCTTGATGACCCACTTTATTACAGTTCAAAGTACCAGAACATGATTGAAGATGGGCTCTGTATGAAGTTGTGTATTCGTTATAAGTACTTGGACTTGCTCCCAACATTTGAGAAAGAGTTTGAAGTTGATAAACGAAACATTAAGGTTATCAACGATGCGAACCGCCCAGAAGTGTATGAGAACTTTGGGATGAAAGATTTCAACTATGGTTATGAAATGGGCTTTGCTGGAGAAGGGTGGTGAATAATGTCTAGTAACGTGATATATTCGTTTACAGGGGGTACAAATAAGTCCTCATTCCCCAACATTGAAGGCGCAGCCATCTCTCGTAACATGTTCAGTGACTACAACGGCGAAGGTGATGATAAAAAGACCTTTATGCAAAGTTGTCCAGGAATTAAGTTCATAAAGCAGTTTGGTACTGATGGCGAATGCGATGGTTTGTTCGTACCTAGTACAGGAAAGAAAACTCAATCATATCAACAGTGCTTGTTCTTTGCGTACAAAGGAAACATTTATCGTGTTACTCCAAAGACTTATGAAAGTGAAGTTATTGGTACTTATGCCATTGGCAACCAAGTACAATTTGCTGAATCAGGTGGTGAAAGAGCTATACTTCTTTGGGTTGATGGTCAAAGCATATATGGTTATGATTTGAAGGAAGGAGCAAAGGTTGAAATTACTTTACCAAAGAGACTTGATGATTCTGCCTACATTCAACCAACACACATTGCTGTAGTAAGTGGGAGTATCGTGTTGAATGATAAGGGAAGTTCTTATGTCTTCTATACAGTTCCTTATCCACTATCTCAAGAAACAAGAAATGTGTTCAGTATTGCAGATGGTGAAGTAGAGTACGAAGAAGATGGTATAACGGTTAAGACTGTAGATGTTGATAGTGGTGAGTATTGCTTCCTTGATGATTATGGAGTTAGACAGTACTTCAATGCTGAATCATCAAGTGATAAGTGTATCGCCATTTCTTCAGTTGGTGCTTTGCTTACTTTGTATGGGCCTTCTTCCATTGAATTTTGGCAAAGAGGTGATAGTGAATCGTATCAAACTTGGCAACGCACAAGCTACACAATCAACAAGGAACAAGGCCTTGAAGCTCCTTACTCCTTAGCTTCAGTGAACCACACACAGTTCTGTATTGGTACAGGTAAAGCTAATAGCAAGTGCGTTCTCGCTATTACTGATACTACTGTACAGAAGATTAGTCCAGTATGGTTGGATAAAGTTCTAAACAACAGCGAGACCTCAAGAGTTACTGGTTGGACTTATTCCTTGAACAATCATTCATTCTACTGCTTCAGCATTGACAATGAATGTTACTGTTACGATTTAACTACAAGTGAATGGCACATTAGAAGTTCAAGAAATTTCTACAATGGTAAGTCCAAGAATTACATGCCTTTGTATGCTTGCTGGTGGGATAACATGATTGTTGTGGGTTCATGTGAGAATGGCAACTTATTTGAACTTGACCCAGATTACTACTATGAAGATTTTGATGATACAAACAGATTGCCTTTGTTGAGAATTCGCCAAACTCCAGTAATCACAACGAACTATAAGCCATTCATTATCCACGAACTGAGCCTTGAATGTAATGTTGGTTGTAAGGAAGATTATGGCAACCCAGGATATGCCTTGTTACAAATGAGCTCTGATGGTGGATATACCTTCGGGAATGTTATTCGCACAAGTGTTGGAAGAAAGGGCGAATACCACACAAGAGCTAAGTGGATGAACCTAGGAATGACAAGACAGTGTGTATTGAAATTGACTTATAGCGAACCGACAGAGTTTGTTATAACTGAAAGTAGTATTCGTTATACAGAATTAAAGACAGGAGTATAAGTATGGTTATCAACGATAAAAGTGTACTTAAAGATGTGCTTCAAGTTCTTGCTGGGACTTGGGATTTGAGTACTGATGATGATTGGAAAGTACTGGAAATTGGAAAGGTTCGCTTGTTCAAGAAGATACTGACCAAAGGTAGCAATGTCTTACCAAATAAGTTTCTAAACAACAGATATGAGGTATGCCCAGTTATGCTGTTCACAAAGGATGGTTTAACAGGACAAACCTTGAATTTACAACAAAATGCGATTGAAGTACAAGAAAATTGCGTTTGCCTAATCATTCAATTTTAATGGAGGTATTATAATATGAGTTATCTAGAATTACTGGATCCCGGTGATCGGCTTTGGATTACAGCAAGATAGTAGAGTGAGCAATGCTAATGCGGCTGCTAAAGAAGCACTAAGTGTTGCTTCAGCTACAAGCAATGCGAACCGAGAATTGTACCAACAGTATTTGGATCAGATG